TTGTCTCCCTCACATCCAGCCACGAAGTTGATGTTCAACTACAACCGCGTATTCATCGAATATTGACGATTTTTTTGCATCATTAATGATGCGCACGTTTACAAAATATCCATCTTCCTTAACACATACCGGTTCGCCATCTTCAGTCAGTTCTCCGGTTTCTTTGTACACGTTACCTATCACGTCAATAAGAATATCATCCTGCATCGACTCGTCATCATAATAGCCAATGCTATCCATAAAGGCCGAAAAGTCGGCCCTGTCTGCAAATTTGAGTGTTAAATCTTTCATTAGATTGACTCCCCCATCTGAGCATCAGTCAATGCCTTGTGCCATATTCTGAAATTCCTGACATGACCAAATAAATGACGCAACCCGGCTGTAGTCTGGCCTCCAATACGGATAATTGCGGAGTTCTGAATATAGGACCATGTGGCTTTCTTTTCGCTGGATATACGCCCGTTACTTACTGAGCACGTAGACTGATCTGACTTTACACGCATCCCCATAACCATTTTTTCAAGCGATGCGTTTTCGTTTACCCGTCTGTTAGCCAAACCTATATCACAATAAGGAAATCCGTCGTAATCTGTTGAACGACCGAAGCCAAGAATAATAGCCGCTCCGGTTTGATGACCGCCGGTATCAAAAACACGCGGTGCTGCATTTGGCGTTTTATACCAGTTCTTATGTACCTCACAAAGAACCGTAAAAGGAAGATTATAAAGATTATTCTTAATTGGAACTGTAACTATATCGCTTGCGCGGGTCGCCGCCGTCGCTCCTGATATAATAAAAGATGATACACAAGGCCCATCTTCTACTTGTGGGGTGGCCAGATAAATATAGTCACCAGATACGGTTGCCCCGCTCTGCTTAGGAGAATACTGTATCTGAGAGCCTATTTTTAACTCCCCATCAATTGCCTGAATTGTTGCCTCTGCAAAAATCCATCCGGTAGCTTCGTCCTTTCTGACTCTCGCTGTAATTCTTGAGGCAGCACCGCCTGTCATATTAATTTCAAGCGTTTGTGTATCAATATACGCATCACCAAGAAAAGTTGTTGCGCTACCGTCATATTTATCAAACCGGATACGCAACCTTACCTGCAGTTCTGTTTTAAAACGACATGAGGTTGTCACGTGTTTATTATCGCCTGAGACATCAACTGACTTTGTTGCAGCAATTGATGCCATATTAATGGCTGAGGTTTGCCCAATCAGAGAATCGTTGCAGACAAACTTTCCATAGGTAAAACCAAAATTATCCGTCCCTGTTTCGGGCACATCCATATTTGACGATCGCCCCCAACTGGCAGGGCTTTCCGAATTGAGCATGTAGTTTGTTCTTTGCCCCTCAATAAGCAGGCCATCACGTTCAAATCGTGGCTCGTCAATGGCAGCCTCTGTCAGCACACCAGATTTGTTAATATAGGTTGCTTTCGATGCACGTTTAAACTTAACAATCTTGTCGCCAGGCATCGTTATTTCATCGTCACCAATAACAATTTTTTTATATGATGGCGAAAAGCCCGTAATCATATCCAGCGAATCGTTAAATGGTATCCACACATCAGGCAGCGGCTGTAAGACATATTTATACGGCTCCGCAGCCTGGCTTGCGTACTCTCTGGCTGCATCTTCGCTTGCTTTAGCTGCCGTCTGGCTTGCTGCCGATGCTTTCGCTGAGTTCGCAGCCGCTGTTTCGCTCACCTTTGCGTTGGTTTCACTGGTTTTTGCTGCTTTTTGACTGTTAGCTGATGCAGTAGCAGAAGCAGCCGCCGCGCTTGCAGAACTGGCTGCGGCACTCTCGCTTTGGGCCGCTGCATCCTGACTGCTTTTCGCCGCAGTTTCACTGGCTTTGGCATTCGTTTCGCTGGTCTTCGCTGCCGTCTGGCTGGACTTTGCGTTAGTTTCACTCGTCTTCGCAGCTTTCTGGCTGTTAGCCGCAGCAGTTGCTGATCCAGCTGCTGAAGTCGCAGAACCGGCTGCCGCGCTCTCGCTTTGGGCTGCTGCAACCTGGCTGTTTTTTGCCGCAGTTTCACTGGCTTTAGCATTCGTTTCGCTGGTCTTCGCTGCCGTCTGGCTGGACTTTGCGTTGGTTTCGCTCGTCTTTGCGGCTGTCTCGCTATTTTTCGCGTTGGTTTCTGATTTTTTAGCTGCTGTTGCGGAGTTTGCCGATGCAGTCTGCGAGGCCGCTGCCGCCTGTGCGCTGTTAGCTGCATTCGTTTCTGAGGTTTTCGCCGCGTTCTTCGATGATGCCGCTGCAGTTTCGGATTTCTTTGCCGCCGCTGCGCTCTGAGAGGCGGCTTCAGCGTTGCGTGCCGCTTCTTCCACCATCTGCTCAAAGCGGCGCAGTGCCTCCGGTCGGACATCATCCTCCGTCATGGCACCGAGAAAATCATTCAGCGTACCTGGTCTGGAACCTTCATAGACGGTAATGGTCCCGGCATGTGAAGGCGGAAAACCTTCAACCAGCAGGGTGACGCTGTACTGACCATGCTCAACATCCATGCTGTAACGTCCGGCTTCATCCGGATTTTCAGAGGCCACCGTGTTCACCACCACCGTGCTGCTGGTTCGTCTGGCCTTCAGCACAATGGTGCAGTTCTGTACTGGTTTTCCTGTGCCATCTTTAAGCACGCCAGAAATTTTTACTGTCATACTTTTCCACCAATAAAAAAAGCCCGCAGCAGTGACGCCACGGGCTTCAGGACAGTGTAACTTTACGTTTCCTCAAACGCAGTTCACCCCATAAGGTGGATGAACCTGCGTATCATAACAATATTTACAGAAGATAAATCGGCGTCTGTTGTCAGAAACGGTATCCGATACCAACAATAAATGCATCCGTTCGCCAGTCGCCACTGCCGGAGCCTTCATAAGCAATATCAATGGCCACGGATTCGGTCGGGTTAAACTGCACGCCAGCTCCCCACGCCAGAGACGTGTTGCTGTGGCGATCGTCATCACTTCCGGTCAGCACATCGTGCGTTTTCCCCTTGTTGTCAGTTACGCGGAGATAATCCCCGGAGAACGTCGACACACGGCTGTAAGCCACACCTGCCATCGCATAAGCACTGAACCATTCATTCACGCGTACAGACGGCCCCGCCATCATGCTGAACCAGCGGTTACGCACTGAATCTTCATGCCAGCGGGTATCGCTGTAATGCGTTTTTTGCTCATCTTTGGCATTGGCATAACTGAATGACGTCACCAGCCCCAGCGTGTCCGTAAATTCATAACGGTATTTCACGTTAATGCCCTTCAGGCCATCACTGCCTGGCATATCAGTATGGGTCTGAAGATACCCGGCGCTTAGTGTGGACTGATGCTCTGCTGCACTCGCTGGCGTAGCAGCGGCGACCTGCCAGACTACTGCGGACAAAATAACAGCACATAATGTACGCATAATTACCTCTCGCTTTTCTGCAATAAAAAAGGCGCCATTTCTGGCGCCCGTATCTGGGTTATAAAATTCAGCTAATCGTGATGCCTGCAGTGGCTTTCTTCATCACCACAACCAGCAAATCGCTGATACTTGCTGTGGGATACCAGTTATTTACCAGCCATGCTGACACCGAAAACTCCAGTGTCATGTGACCGTGACCGGCAGGCATATCAATAACACCACTGTAAATCAGCGTATTATCCAGCGCGGTACGGTTATAAATTTCAGCACCGTTTTTCCGTACTATCAGGCGGCATGACGAATAAATATCGTTATTCTCCCGCTCATGTTTAGCGCCGCTGAATGCCACCGCCGGAATAACAATCTGCCGGTCAAACGGCTGATCGTCATAAACCCTGACGGTGATGGTCCCTGATGGCCACCGTTCCGGTGCACGGGAGTCCCGGGGGAAAGCTTTGCCCACTGTTTTAACGAGATCGCCTTCAATCTGGTTGGCGGACAATTTTCCCAGAACCCGACAGTTCTCGTTAATCGTGACGTTGTTGAGCGCCCCGGAGTTCGCATTCACGTTACCGCTGATATCGGCATTTTTCGCCGTCAGCCGCCCGTCCGGTGTCAGGGAAAATGCCGGAGGATTACCGCCACTGGTAATGGTCGGAGCCGTCAGGCGTTTCAGGAACACGTCGTTCATGAATATCTGATCGCCCTGACCAACAAACATCGGCTTTGTGTTGCCATTCGCAGGATTAATCATCGCAATCCTGTCTGCCGCCAGCAGCACCTGACTCTGCATACCGTCGGGGGTGTTCTCAATACCGGCACCAATACCCGCGATATAAAGGCGTCCATCCTGCATCTGCTGCAGCTTCACAGCCCACATGCTGTTCAGGTTATTATTTGTATCAACCTGAACCTTCTGTATCTGCTGGATTGCCGCACTCTGGTCTTCCAGTTTCTTATTGACAGTCTGCGTGATTTCATTGCTGACATCCGTAATGGACGTCCTGATTTCAGCCAGGTCAGGCGCAAGCTGACCGTTATCAATCTGCGTCCACAGCTCCTGAGCCAGATGTGTTTTCCCTATCTCTCCTTTGAAAAAATCCAGGTAACCTTCCGCATCATCGCTCGCCCGGCCGACAGCCTCCACGAATGCCGATTTGCCAACGGTGTTCACACTGCGAACGTAAAAATAATAATCATGACCCGGCTTAATATTGATACTGGCAGCTATCCAGTACAGCGCCGTGCCAAGATAGCTGGCTGTGGTTTCAACCTGCCTGATATCCGCAATCCGCTTTTCCGAGAACCAGAACTCAAACTGTACCGTCGGATCATAAACGGCAAGATGCGGCGTGGCGGTTATCTGAAAATAGCCCGGCGTCAGCTCAATCTGCGACGGTGCTGCCGGTGCGGCAATCCGGAACGATACCGACGCCGGATCGCCCTGCTGCCCCCAGGCATTTGCCGCCCGGACCGTCAGTCTGTAGTTTCCCAGCGCCAGTTGCCTGAAGCGGTATGTGGTTTCCGTCGTCCGGGCCGTGCTGACCAGCCGCTCACTGCCGTCATCCGCTGCCACGGTCAGGCGAAGCATAAAGCTCACCCCCTTCACCACCTTCGGCGTATCCCAGCGCGCCAGCACCTGGTATTCCCCGCTGTCTGCGGTGACTTCTGCGGTCAGGTGCTGCACTGCTGGCGGCGTGACACCGTTCACCGTTCCGCTCTGGTCGCCGTCAAAGTGCGCCCCGTTATCCACGATGGCTTCTTTCTCCGGCACATGCTGCACGGCAGTGATGGCATACGTGCCGTCATCGTTCTCACGGATACTCACACAGCGGAACAGGCGCTGGCGCAGCGTCGGCAGCTTCAGCCCCCATACGCTGTATTCGGCAACACCGTCAGGAACACGGCTCACTTTTACCTTCACGCCGTCGGTGACGGACTGAACCTCCACGCTGACCGGATTGCCACTTCCGTCAACCAGGCTTATCAGCGTGGTACCGGAGGATGGCAGCGTGATTTCACGGTCGAGCGTCAGCGTCCGGGTCTGGCTGTTCACCGCCAGCACGCGACCACCGATGCTGATACCGGCATAGTCATCATCACAGATTTCAATGACATCGCCCGGTACATGGCGAAGCCCTTCGGCACCCACGCTGAAGTCCACGGTCTGCGTTTCCAGCAGTTCCGTTTTAATCAGCCACAGCCCGGCGCGGTGCGCCTGCCCCCGGCTGGTACAGCCAAAGGCATCCATCTTCGTGACGTTACGACCGTAACGGAGAATGGCCTGCGTATCTTCAACAAGCTCTGTCGCCGTCTCCCAGCCGTTATCCGGGTCAATCCAGTTCACCTCAACGGCATTATGGCGGTCCTTCAGGGCGCTGAAGCTGTAGCGGAACGGCGCGCCATCATCCGGCATCACCACATTACTGCGGTTATAGGTCCACACCTTATCCGACGGTCGGTCCTGCACGAACGTCAGCGTCTGCCCGTTCCATACCGGCATACAGCGCATCGCCGAACAGAAATCACTGAGCACATCCCACGCCTTACGCTGTGTGGTCAGGTAAGCGTTACAGGTGATGCGCGGCTCCGTACCACCAAAGCCATCCGGCACTGACTGATCGCAATACTGGCCGATGACATACAGCGCCCATTTGTCCACATCCGCCGCACCAAGACGTTTCCCCATGCCGTAGCGCGGGTGGGTCAGCATATCCCACAGACACCAGGCCATGTTGTTGCTGTATGCCGGTTTAAACGTCCCGTCCCAGATACCGCTGTATTGCCGCGTCTGCGGGTTATAGTTCGATGGCACCTGCAGAATGCGCCCGCGAAGATGATAATTACGGCTCACCTGCTGGCTGCCGAACTGTTCCGAGTCCACCTGCACGCCGACCAGTGCCGTGTTCGGGTAGCACTGTTTCACATCGATGATTTCAGTGTATGACGACCAGAGCGTTTTGTTCTGCAGCTGGTCTGTGGTGCTGTCCGGCGTCATCCTGCGCATCCGGATATTGAACGGTCGCGGCGGCAGGTTATCCACCACCACCGAGGCCAGATACTGCGACGTGGTTTTGCCCTTAATGGTGATGTCTTTTTCCGTCACCCAGCCACCGTTACGTTGTATCTGAACCAGCAGGCGGACTTCCGACGGATTCCGGTCACCCTTTGAGGTGGTTTCCACCAGTGCCTGCACACCGAAGGTAAAGCGCAGACGGTCGATGTTTGCAGACGTGATGGTCCGGGTGATCGGCGTGTCGTATTTCACTTCCGTACCCAGCACCGTCTCGGAACCGGAGGATTCAAATCCCTCCGGCGGTGTCTGCTCCTGCTCACCTGCCCGGAACACCACCGTGACACCGGAGATGTTGGTATTCCCCTCACTGTCCAGCACCGGTGTACTGTTCAGCAGCACGCTTTTTAATCCATCCACCGGACCTTCAACCGGCCCTTCGCTGATGGCATCGATCACACTCAGCAGCTGCGTGGACTTCAGGTTGTCCCTCGCTTCGCGCGGGGTATGCCCCTTACTGCTTCCTTTACCCATTCCTCACACTCCATAAACAACAAAGCCGCCCAAAAGGCGGCTCATGAGTTACGGCAGGATTAACTATTATTTACATGCATTAACACTATCAGCAAAAATTTTTGGCGTTAATGCTGGTACACGTTCATAAAGAGTAAAACTACTGCCATTTCCTGCTTTTTTGATATCAAGCACAACATCATATCCCCCCATAGCCTGTGGAACTAAAAGGCTTACCCCATTCTCAATAGGAAGGGATGTTATAGGTGTTCCATTACCAGCCCATTGTCTGGATATGCAGCCTGACAATTCATCAATATTTTTTAATGAATTACCTTCCATTACAGGTTTTCCGGATTTTACGTAATCCAAAGACTTACATCCTGTTAAGGCAATAATCGTGCAGAATAAAATCGTTTTGTTCATATAGCTAACCAATAGAATAATTATCAGTGTTCGATATAAATATTAAATCAGTTAGAACATGAGTAAATAATATTACCGCCCAATTACCACAACCTGACCACCATCCCCTTCATCTGCCGTGCTGATCTCCTGAGATGCCACACGTGACCCCACGCGCATTTCACCGTACAGAACAGGCAGGACATTGCCCTGGGCAACCATGTTATCCAGTGAGGAGAAATAGGTGTTCTGTTTGCCGTTATCCGTTGTCTGTGTACGGGGAGTTCTGGCTTTCGGTGCCAGCATCTGCGCCACACCACCAAGCGTCATCGCCGCACCCATTGAAAAGAGAATGTCACTGAAAGCGATACTGATCCCCGGCATCCAGATTGCCGTAGCAATCAACGCCGCACCCAGCACCGCCTGAAACACACCGCCACTTTTTGCTCCCGCAAGACGCGGCACGATGTGGATCACGGCACCATTTGCCAGCGGCTCATTAAGACGGGATGATAATTCGGTTTCTCCTGCATCCCGCCCGGCAATCCGTACCTGATACCAGCCATCGCTCAGTTTCTGACGAAACGCCGGGAGCTGTGTGGCCAGTGCCCGGATGGCTTCAGCCCCCGTTTTCACACGAAGGTCGATGCGGCGGCCAAATCGTTGCAAATCCCCGTAAAGGCAGATGCGTGCCATTCCCGGTGACGCCAGAGGGAGTGTGTGCGTCGCTGCCATTTGTCGGTATACCTCTCTCGTTTACTCAGTTGTTCAGGAATATGGTGCAGCAGCTCACCGTCGCCGCAGTAAATGGCGGCGTGATTCGGCACCGATGAACCAAAACAGCACAGCAGCACATCGCCCGGCTGCGCCTCTGTCAGTGCGACACGGTAAAAACCAGTAGCCTCCATATTGTCAAGATAGAGATTCTGACCGTGACGCCACCAGTCATCCCCGCGATGAAAATCCGGCATCTCAATCCCCGCCAGATGGTAAGCATCCCGGAACAGCGTGTAACAGTCCGTCACCCCGTGCTCAAAGAGCCGCCCGGTGAGATGCGGCACACAGCGGAATTTATGAATCGCCCCCCGGCAGACCAGCCACCACGGCAAATCACTCTGCACCTGCAACCGCCGGTCGGCCTCACTCAGCCAGGGCAGACCACCGGGATGGCTGTGCACCAGCGCCACAATCTCACCCTGCATTTCTGCCCGCAGCCAGTCCTCCGGCGACATCCGGAAATACGCCTCCGGCTCACCGGAGATATTTACGCAGGGAAGATATCTGTCTCCCTCCGGCGTTCTCACCACAAAGCCGCACGACTCCGCTGGCGCACATCGCCGGGCGTGCGCCAGAATCGCTGATTCTGTCTCTGTCATGGGATTTACTGCGAAAGTTTGTCAATGGAAAGGAAGCCGCCAAAGTTGCCGACGTTATTGCGAAACTTACAGCCACTCAGGCATTTGCTGCATTTATCCTTCGTGATATCGGTTGTCGGCTGGTCATATTCATCCGCGACAGCCGGACCGTGATAACCGCACTCATCACCGCGATAGGTCCAGGTGCAGGTGTTGGCCAGCATGATACGTCCCGGAAAAACAGCGCCATCCGTTTCCGTCGGCGTGGACAGTACAAAGGAGGCACTGACCGCGCTCAGTTCGCTGCACTGCTCGATGCGCCAGCGGCTGATCACCTCCTGCTCCGGATCGGCGTCGCTGTTTCCGTTGACGAAGTTCACCGCATCCAGAAAACGGGCATAAACCTTACGCCTGACCACCGTTCCGCCGACCAGACTCTGCAGGTCTTCCGCCATCCCGGTGACCATACCGTACAGGTTAGAAACCGTCAGCGTGGGGCGCGTACTGGTACCTTTGCCATTCAGTTCGAAACCACTCCCCTGAATGGGATACGCCTGATACTGTCGCCCCTGCCAGGTGACCGGCTCACCTTTTTCGTTCTGCTCATTACAGAAAAAATAACGTTCTCCACCAACCTCTGTCAGATCGATTTCCCAGAGCACCACGCAGGCAGACTGCTCCGCACGGGTGCATTCATTCAGTGTTTCCTGTCGGATATCCTGCATCAGTTCACCACCTGTTCAAACTCTGCGCTGAACTCAACACGCAACATACTGACCCGCGACGACCATTTTGCGCAGGTCACCTTTATCTGCCGCCAGTCATAAGGCGGCGTCCACAGAAAGGCTTTCCAGCCTCCGTGCTCTGCCAGAAACGATTCCAACGCCGTGGCCTCCCAACGGGGGACAGAAATCGTCACGCTGTACGTTTTCAGGTTGGCATTCAGCCCGGCAGGCGCGCGCTGGGAATAGCCATCACCAAAGCGCACCTTCCTGACGGAAGGAGCCGAAGCCACATCCATACCGGGTTTCACTTTCCAGCGGAAGGTTTTCATCGTCCACCTCCGGAGAACAGACCACCATCACGCATCTGCCCGGTCACAACATCCATTGCCGCCTTGCGGGCCATGTCATACACTGCCTTCAGCATCTGTGGACCTGGCAGACCATTCGTGCCGTCGTTATTAATCACCACATGGTTATTCTGCTCAAACTTCCCGGACGCCTGCGACCGGCTGTCCGCCAGGCTGCCCGGTGTACCGACATAACCACCGGTGGCATAGCCGCGCATCAGCCGGTAGAGATTCCCCACGCCAATCCGGCTGGTTGCCTCCTTCGTGAAGACAAATTCACCACGGTGAACAATCCCCGCTGGCTCATATTTGCCGCCGGTTCCCGTAAATCCCCCTGTCGCAAAATGGAATTTCGCCGCAGCTGCCTGAATGGCTGTACCGCCTGACGCGGATGCGCCGCCACCAACAGCCCCGCCAATGGCGCTGCCGATACTCCCGACAATCCCCACCATTGCCTGCTTAAGCAGAATTTCTGTCATCATGGACAGCACGGATCGGGTGAAGCTGCGCCAGTTTTGTTCACTGCCGGTCAGCATCGCCGCCATATTCTGTGCAATACCATCAAAGGTCTGCGTGGCTGCACTTTTAACCTGCGACATACTGTCCGTGGCGCTCTCTTCCCACTCACTCCAGCCTGACTTGAGGCCTGCCATCCAGCTCCCGCGAAGCTGGTCTTCAGCTGCCCAGGTCTTTTTCTGCTCTGACATGACGTTATTCAGCGCCAGCGGATTATCGCCATACTGTTCCTTCAGACGCTGTTCCGTGGCGTCCCGCGCTGCCTGCCGGTCAGTCAGCCCCCGGTTTTTCGCATCAATGGCTGCCCGTTTTGCCCGTTGTTGCTGTGCGAATTTATCCGCCTGCTGCGCCAGCGCATTCAGGTGCTCCTGATACGTGACCTTATCGCCAAGTGCAGCCAGCTGGCGTTTGTACTCCAGCGTCTCGTCTTTATGCGCCAGCAGGGATTTCTCCTGTGCGGACAGCTGGCGACGTTGTGCCGCCTCCTCCAGTACCGCGAACTGACTTTCTGCCTTCCACAAATCCCGGCGCTGCTGGCTGATTTTCTCATTCGCTCCGGCATGCTTCTCCAGTGTCCGGAGTTCTGCCTGAAGCGTCAGCAGGGCAGCATGAGCACTGTCTTCCTGACGATCGCCCGCAGACACCTTCACGCCGGACTGTTTCGGCTTTTTCAGCGTCGCTTCATAATCCTTTTTCGCCGCCGCCATCAGCGTGTTGTAATCTGCCTGCAGGATTTTCCCGTCTTTCAGTGCCTTGTTCAGTTCTTCCTGACGGGCGGTATATTTCTCCAGCGGCGTCTGCAGCCGTTCGTAAGCCTTCTGCGCCTCTTCGGTATATTTCAGCCGTGACGCTTCGGTATCGCTCTGCTGCTGCGCATTTTTGTCCTGTTGACTCTGCTGTTCAGCCTTCTTTCGGGCGGCTTCAAGCGCAAGACGGGCCTTTTCACGATCATCCCAGTAACGCGCCCGCGCTTCATCGTTAACAAAATAATCATCCTTGCGCAGATTCCAGATGTCGTCCGCTTTCTTAAACGCAGCCTCTGCCTTAATCAGCATCTCCTGAGCGGTATCAGGACGACCAATATCCAGCACCGCATCCCACATGGATTTGAATGCCCGTGCTGTCCTGTCTGCCCAGGTTTCCAGCGTGCCCATGTTCTCTTTCAGGCGTCGGGTCTGGTCATCAAACCCTTTCGTTGCGGCCTCGTTCGCCGCCTGCAATGCCCCGGCTTCATCGCCGGAACGCTGCAACTGAGCAACATACGCAATCTGCTCCGCCGTCACGTTATGGAACTGGCGCGCCATCGCCGTCAGCCCCGACGTCGGGTCAGTGGTCAGCTTCCCGAAGGCTTCAGCGACCTTGTCCACCTCCACACCGGATGCAGAGGAGAAACGCGCCACACTCTGGCTGATGGACGCAATCTGAGCCTCACCGCTTACCCCCGCCTTAACCAGTGCACTGAGTGACTCGCTGGTCTGGTTAAACGTCAGCCCTGCAGCCTGCCCGGCTCTGGACAGGACCAGCATACGATCTGCCGTCAGTCCCGCCTGATTACCGGAAAGGACCAGCGTTTTGTTGAAATCGGACAGGGTTGAGTTACCCTGATACCAGGCATACGCCAGCGCACCGGTCGCCACCGCCAGCGAGGTGGCCCCGACCATCGGCAGGGTGATCGCACCGGCAAGCCCCCGGAACATGGGGATCATCCCGCCGAAGGAGTCCTTAACCTGACCACCCTGTTGCAGCAGGATCAGCCACGGGCTTTGCCCGCCTGCAAGCTGCGTGGCCACGTCGGTGAACTGTGCAGGCAGCATACGCATGGCGGCTTTATACTGCCCGACGGAAATCCCCGCTTTCTGTGCAGCCAGCGCCTGTCGGCTCAGCGACTGTTCAACGACTGCCGCTGTTTTTTTCGCATCACTTTCCGTACCGGAAAAATGACGCCTGACTCTGGCCATCTGCTCGTCAAATCTGGCCGCATCCAGACTTAAATCAACGACCAGATCGCCTACCGGTTCAGCCATACCGGACTCCTCCTGCGATCCCTTCTGATACTGTCATCAGCATTACGTCATCCTCCGTCATGCCCGCCATATCCGGGGAAGCGGGGATAACTTCATTTCCGTCCGGGTCAAAGCGGACGCCTCCGGTAAGCCCTGCCGCTTTCTGCATCAGCACATCATCTTCAGGCTCTTCGTCATCCTCACGCCGGTTCAGCAAACTGAAATCCAGCGGATGCATATCCGGATCGCTGAAAAACAGGCTGAGCACAGTGTACGTCAGCCCGGAAAAGTGCATATCCAGCAGAACATCATGAAAATAATGGGTACTGTAAAAGCGGTGCCAGTCGGCATACTCCGTGGATGACATCCCGGCAAGCATGGCGCGCCAGTCAGGTCGCCCCATCTCTCGCGCCAGTTTCAGGGCAAAACTCAGCTCACCGTCGAACACTTTCCCGCAGAAACAGGCTCTGCAGGCCCGGCGTCCTCTGTCTGGTCAGGGGCATCATTCACCACAAACTCATACATTCCGGACAGCCGGTACACCACGTTTTCAGCATGAGAAATTGCCTCTGTAGGCCAGGTGGTAAGCACTTCCTGCTCAATCTGTTTAACGGCTTCATTCATGGACGGCATCTGCGTCTTCTTCGGATGGTTATGCCACAGGGACATCGCCACCACAAAAGCGCCGGTTCTGATGGCGTCTTCCACAGTAAACTTCCGGTTGCTGTCTGACTCCGCCTGTTCTGCCTGCCGTTTCATCAGGGCGAGATGCTCAATACGCTGTAGGGCTGACAGTTCAGAAAGCGTGACGGTCACGCCGTTATGTTCAAATGATTCGGTTTTCAGGAACATCGCTGACTCTCCGGATTAACTGGCGGTGACGGTGATTTCTGCAACCGCAGCAAACTCACCATTACCGGATACGACCGGAATGTTGACCTTGCCTGCAGCAACGCCGTTCACGGTGATGGTCATACCACTGACCGACACGGTGGCTTTTGTTTTATCCGCAGACACCGCACGGAAGCTCTTGTCGGTTGCGCCTTCCGGCTGGAATGCCACGGTCAGCGTGGTGCTCTGCCCTTTCACTACGGAAGCACTGGCTGGCGTTACCGTCATGCCGGTGGCCGCCGTCACCGTGCTGCGATCTTCTGCCATCGACGGGCGTCCCACATTGGTGACCTTCACCGTGCGGGTAATCACTTCCTTCGCCGTCACCGCCTTACCGATACTGCTGACCCAGCCACGGAACACATCGACCGTGCCGTTCGGGAAGCGGATTTTATAGGCACGGGTATCACCTTCATTAAACCACGCCAGCAGCGCCTGCTGCCCCTGCTCTCCGGGCATCCACGCCAGCGTGAAGCTGGTATCTCCGGCTGACTTCTGCCCCTGTCCGGTCGCGGTCCAGTCCGCATCTTCATCATCGAGATAACTGTCGTCATAGGACTCAGCGGTCAGTTCGCCGGGCGTCAGGTCTTTAACTTTAGCCAGACGCGACCAGTCAACGTCTGAAAGCGGGTTCGCATAAGGGTCACCGTTCCCCTTATAAACCCACAGTGTGGTCCCGGCACCTTTCACCGGCATTGTTGGATTTGGTACAGGCATAGCGTCCTCACATTTCATAGGTAATGACATAAGTCAGATCGGCTGAACTCCACAGGCCCGCATCATCGTCGCGCCGGTAGTCATAGCCACTGGCCACCATACTGGTGATCAAATCTGACAGTGCCGGGATATCGCTCATCACCGGATAAATCCGGGACTCCATCCACGAATCCAGCTCTGAATCCGGCACCTGAGCAGGCAGGAAAACTTCAATATGCAGCTCCGCCTGCCAGGTATCGCTGTCCAGCTCTTCGCCCGTGTATTCAGCGCCGGTGAGATAAACGGCAATTGCCGGAAAATCCGCCTCATCAAAAACAGCGGGGCGACCATCAAAAAGCGTCGCCCCGGTGTCATGCTTCTCCAGTGCATCCAGTACGGCTGCACGGAGTTCAGTATGTTTCATCGCTTTATTACCATTCTCAGTTGATGCTGCAGCGCATAGCCCAGCTCTTTCGGAAGACGTTCACGCCGTATCCGTTCAATATTCTGTTTAAACGCCGTGGTAAGCGGCACCGCCATCGGGATTTTCACCACATCAATGGGGTAACGGTTTTTCCCGGCCACACGCTGCATGACATGCCACCGCCCATTTTTCAGTTGCTGAATAAACGCGCCGGGAATACGACGGTTACCCACCACAAGCACGCTGCCGCCACCTTTCAGGGATGAACGCTGCCCCTTTTTACGACGCCTGCGGCGGGACAGGACAACCCGCGCATTACCCAGCTTGATTACGGGCAAATCCCCCCGGTTAACTTTGATTCTGGCCTGCGGATTTTTGACCGTGGCCCTTTTCAGCCTGGCCCTTTCCTTTACCAGTTTCCGGCGTACCTTTGTCTCACGGGCAACCTGTGACGCAGACTGCGATATCACGGATGAAGCAACGCGGTTAATGGCCATTGCGGCGGCACCAGGCACCGCCGTTTTGCTGATACGGCTGAGGTTTTCAACGGCCTGCTCAAGACCTTTTATGGCCATACATCCCCCTTTCAGCGGCGACGGTTAACGGCAGGCGGTACGCCCCGCCCAAGCCAGAGATGACAGCTTCCACCATCATCCGGCGAAACCCGGTCTATCCAGAAGTTTTCCTCACCGATGGTCAGCGTGTCTCCACGCCGCAGCTGCCGCACATCATCAGTCCGGACAAACAGGGACGGGCTGGAGCCTTCAACGCGCACGCCCTGTCCGGCATAGCTGATATTTTCAGGGTCATCAAAAACACCACGTATTACTGCGCCGGACTGCTCACCGGATGTCATGGTGGCTGACGTTCCCATGTACCCGCGTATCGTTTCATCGGCGCGGACAATGGCAGCATCGAACAGGTTATCGAAATCAGCCACAGCGCCTCCCGTTATTGCATTCTGGCCAGGCCGCGCTCTGTCATTTCGGCTGCCACACCGGCAGAGACACGAAACGCCGTTCCCGGCAGCACAAATGCCACAGGTTCATCCCGCGTGGCGTGAAGTGCATCGGTATGCAGCGTCACCAGTGCCACAACCGTGACCAGAACAGCCGTATCAGTCACGGTATCCGTCTGTGCTGATACCACCTCATTTTCATGTCCGGTCAGCGCATTTTCCGGGCTGACAGACGTGTCCTGACCGGCTCCGTCATCCTTGTCATCAAGCTCCTCTTCCAGCTCTGCCACACGGAGCGCCAGTTCTTCTTTCGTCCCCGTCAGGCTGACATCACGGTTCAGTTGCTCACCCAGCGACCGGAGACGGGCAATCAGTTCATCTTTCGTCATGGACTCCTCCACAGAGAGAAAATGGCCCCGAAGGGCCATGATTACGCCAGTTGAACGGACACGAACTCATCAGGATCAGCCAGCAGCATCAGCGGTGCTGACTGAATCATGGTGAACTCACGCGCCGGATCGCCGCTGGTCACCCAGTTTTTCGGGTAGCGGGCAGAAGCGTTAATACCTTCGCGCTGTGCGTCCGCATCCTGAATGCAGCCATAGGTGCGCAGACCGCGAGCCTGAGTGTTCCCCAGCACCATCGTGTTGTCCGGCAGAAAGTTCTTTTTGACGCCGTTTTCCACGTACTGTCCGGAATACACGACGATGGCCACATCGCCATACATCCCCTTATAGGACACCGCTTTGCCCAGGTCTTTCACCGCTGTCTCCAGCTCGGAATGAGAGCCGCGACGGGTATCCAGCTTCTCCCTGACGGCTTTGAAGGAACGGAACAGCGCCCAGCCTTTCGGATCAAAAACGATAATATTCACCACACCGCTGGCGTTCAGCGCGTAGGCTTCGATATCGTCGGTCGGGTCATACGTGGACTTGTCGCGCTTGCTCCACTCCGTGCTGCCGGACTGCGTGATGTTATTCGCTTCACTGCGACCCATATCCACCTCAACCGGATCGAAGGCTTCACCGGTCATGGTGTATTTGCCCTTAAGCACGGCAGAAACGGCCTGCATCTCTTCGACCTGAGCAATGGCCAGCTCTTCGTCTCGCATGTTCTGCATGATGATGCGACGGCGGCGGTAAGCCGGGTCCGCCAGATTCTTCGGATCTTCATCCGGCAGGCGACGCAGGGTCATCTGCGGATTCACCTCATGCTTGGGCTTGACATATCCCGGTGTAAATTCAGAGGTGGAGCCGCCACGGGAGCGGATAACCTCACCGGAAACAATCGGCGAAACGTACAGCGCCATGTTTACCAGTCCCGGAATTTGTGAGAGATAGACTTTCTCCGTGGTGAAGGGATAGCTCTCACGGAAAAAGAGACGCAGAAACAGCGGATCAAACTTAAATTTCTGCTCATTTGCCGCCAGCAGTTGGGCGGTTGTGTACATCGACATAAAAAATCCCGTAAAAAAAGCCGCACATGCGGCCTTTAGTGATGAAGGGTCAGGTTAAACGATGCTGATTGCCGTTCCGGCAAACGCGGTCCGTTTTTTCGTCTCGTCGCTGGCAGCCTCCGGCCAGAGCACATCCTCATAACGGAACGTGCCGGACTTGTAGAACGTCAGCGTGTTGCTGGTCTGGTCAGCAGCAACCGCAAGAATGCCAACGGCAGCACCGTCGGTGGTGCCATCCCACGCAACCAGCTTACGGGTGGAGGTGTCCAGCATCAGCGGGGTCATTGCAGGCGCTTTCGCACTCAATCCGCCGGGCGCGGTTGCGGTATGAGCCGGGTCACTGTTGCCCAGCGGCTGGTAATGGGTAAAGGTTTCTTTGCTCGTCATAAACATCCCTTACACTGGTGTGTTCAGCAAATCGTTAACGGCATCAGATGCCGGGTTACCTGCAGCCAGCGGTGCCGGTGCCCCCTGCATCAGACGATCCAGCGCAGTGTCACTGCGCGCCTGTGCACTCTGTGGTGCTGCGGCCAGAATGCGGCGGGCCGTTTCCACGGTCATACCGGGGGTTTCGGCCAGCACGCGGGCCTGTTCTTCGCGTCCGTGAGCCTCCTCACAGTTGAGGATCCCCATAATGCGGCTGTTTTCTGCCGCAACCGCAGCGGTGATCTGCGCGTTCACGTCCGGCTGCGCCGCGCTGGCGTTTTCGCCCTCCGTCGCTGGCACCACGTCAGTAACGTCAGCCTGCGAAGCAGTGGCTGAAACAGTTGTTGATTGAGTCTCTTTGGTCATTCGCCCTCCTGAGAGACGGGATTTACGTGCATCCAGTGCATCACGCATAACGGTGATCGCATCGGTGCTGTTGACAAGTTCATCAGCCAGTCCGGCATCAATGGCCTCCTGACCGCTGTACACTGCAGCCTCGGTATCCAGCACAGCCTGCACGGACAGGCCGATATATGCCGACACCTTCTGCGCAAACATCTGGCGGGTTGCATCCATCCGGGACTGCAGTGTCTCCCGGACGTCATCCGGAAGATGGCTGTAGGGGTTGCCATCCACCTTATGGCTGCCGCTGTAAATCAGCGTGATTTCCACGCCCTGTTTCTCCAGCGCAGCACCGTAATTACTGTGAGCCATCATGACGCCGATGGAGCCTGTCCGGGCGGTCTGCGTGACCAGACGCCGGGAGGCGGCGCTGGCAAGCAGCTGCCCTGCACTGCAGTTCATGTCATTGGCCAGCGCCCATACCGGCTTTATGTCACGCACACGGGCGATGATGTCAGCGCAGTCAAATGCCCCTGCCACCATCCCGCCTGGCGTATCCATATCGAGCAGAATGCCGTCCACCATCGGGTCGCTGGCAGCCTGTTGCAGACGGGCGATAATGCCGTTGTAACCGGTCATCCCCGAATACGGCTGCAGCGCTCGCGTCCGGCTGACCAGCGTACCGGACACCGGCAGCACGGCGATGCCGTTCATGACCTGATAATTGCGGGCCTGTCGTGGTCCGTCATCATCACCGGATAACGCCAGCGCCGCGGGTGCCTCTCCGGCAGTCAGGCTGTCGCCGGACACCGCATCCGTCAGGCGACTGATCCCAAGCTGGCCTGCAAGCGCACAAAAGAAAACCCGCGCATAGGCGGGTTCAAGCATCAGCGGCTCATTAAAAGCCATGCTGGCAATATGCGGGAGATTACGCAGCTCTGCTGTCACTCTTCTCCTCCTCTGTTGATTGTCGCAGCCCGGATTCAAATGCCGCAGCCGCCCAGGCGGGCGGTTTAAGACCGGCTGCACGGCGCTCCATCGTTTCACGGACCTGCTGGGCAAAAATTTCCTGATAGTCGTCACCGCGTTTTGCGCACTCTTTCTCGTAGGTACTCAGTCCGGCTTCTATCAGCATCACCGCTTCCTGTACTTCTTTCAGACCATCGATGGCCATACGACCGGAGCCTATCCAGTCGCAGTTCCCCCAGGCACTGCGGGCTTCCTGAAAACTGAAGCGCGCTTTTGAAGGTAACGTCACCACGCGGCGGGCGATGGCCTCTTCCAGCCAGCACAGAAACATCTGGCTCGCCTGACGGGATGCGACGAATTTTCGCCGCCCCATAAAGTACGCCCACGACTCGTTCGCACTGGCCCGTGCCGTGGAGTAGCTCATCTGGGCGTAATTCCGGGAAAGCTGCTCATACGAGACACCCAGCCCGGCAGCGATATACCGCAGCAGTGACTGCTCAAACACGGAGTAGCCGTTATCCGTGTCCTGAGCCGTCTGCAGGTTCAGTGAGTCCCCCGGCATCAGGTGCGGCACTTTTGCGCCTCCCAGACGGACCGGTGCTGCGGCGTAATACGCGGCAATTTCACCAATCCAGCCGGTCAGCTTGTCCCGCTGCTCCTGACTGTTCGCGCCCAGAATAAAATCCATCGCTGACTGCGTATCCAGCTCACTCTCAATGGTGGCGGCATACATTGCCTTCACAATGGCGCTCTGCAGCTGCGTGTTCTGCAGCGTGTCGAGCATCTTCATCTGCTCCATCACGCTGTAAAACACATTTGCACCGCGGGTCTGCCCGTCCTCCACGGGTTCAAAAACGTGAATGAACGAGGCGCGCCCGCCGGGTAATTCACGGGGTATCCATGTCCATTTCTGCGGCATCCAGCCAGGATACCCGTCCTCGCTGACGTAATATCCCAGCGCCGCACCGCTGTCATTAATCTGCACACCGGCACGGCAGTTCCGGCTGTCACCGGTATTGTTCGGGTTGCTGATGCGCTTCGGGCTGACCATCCGGAACTGTGTCCGGAAAAGCCGCGACGGACTGGTATCCCAGGTGGCCTGAACGAACAGTTCACCGTTAAAGGCGTGCATGGCCACACCTTCCCGAATCATCATGGTAAACGTGCGTTTTCGCTCAACGTCAATGCAGCAGCAGTCATCCTCGGCAAACTCTTTCCATGCCGCTTCAACCTCGCGGGAAAAGGCACGGGCTTCTTCCTCCCCGATGCCCAGATAGCGCCAGCTTGGGCGATGACTGAGCCGGAAAAAAGACCCGACGATATGATCCTGATGCAGCTGGATGGCGTTGGCGGCATAGCCGTTATTGCGTACCAGATCGTCTGCGCGGGCATTGCCACGGGTAAAGTTGGGCAACAGGGCTGCATCCACACTTTCACCCGGTGGGTTCCACGACCGCAACTGCCCTCCAAATCCGCTGCCACCGCCGTGATAACCGGCATATTCGCGCAGCGATGTCATGCCGTCCGGCCCCAGAAGGGTGGGAATGGTGGGCGTTTTCATACATAAAATCCTGCAGGTCCCCTGCGTCGCTGTGTCATGCCGGTCTGCACTTCCAGCTCTGCAATATATTTTTTCAGGTCAGACACGGAAGTGGCCGTAAACTCCACCCTTCGTCCGTCTTTCTGTACTGTTGCCACCCGTTTACCTGTCATCAGGTCATGCAGTGCCGCACGGGCAGCGGCAAGTTCTTCCTGTCGCGTCATTCATCCTCTCCGGATAAGGCACGGGCGTAATCTGCCAGTGTTTTCTTGTTGGTTGCTGCACCATCCTCTTCCTGCAGGCTCGCCAGCAGCGCACTGAGATCCAGCTGCCAGCGGGAAATACTGATGCGCAGCGCCGCCAGCGCATAAACGAAGCAGTCGAGTGCCTCATTGCGTCGCTTTTTGCTGTCCCACAGTATTTTTTTCCTGCCATCCACCCATTTTTCGACCTGCTCTTCAGCAGTCAGCTGCTGCGCTTCGGTCAGATCAAAAATATCCGGGTTATTCGGGAAGTGAACGGCACCGGGAAGCGGTTCATGTCAGTGTGAAGCGGTTATAAATCTGCTCTTTCGCGGTATCCGTACCGATTTCGGTAAGGTAAACCCCGTTTTTGTTTCGCTTACGTGGCATGCTGGCCACCGGCTTTCCGTAGACGGATGCCCCTTTAATGGGGATCACCCGGAACAGCCCATGTTTTTTCGAGCGTTCATACACAATGGTCGGGTCAATCCCGCCAGTATCCCAGCAGATACGGGATATCGACATTTCTGCACCATTCCGGCGGGTATAGGTTTTATTGATGGCCTCATCCACACGCAGCAGCGTCTGTTCATCGTCGTGGCGGCCCATAATAATCTGCCGGTCAATCAGCCAGCTTTCCTCACCCGGCCCCCATCCCCATACGCGCATTTCGTAGCGGTCCAGCTGGGAGTCGATACCGGCGGTCAGGTAAGCCACACGGTCAGGAACGGGCGCTGAATAATGCTCTTTCCGCTCTGCCATCACTTCAGCATCCGGACGTTCGCCAATTTTCGCCTCCCACGTCTCACCGAGCGTGGTGTTCACGAAGGTTTTACGTTTTCCCGTATCCCCTTTCGTTTTCATCCAGTCTTTGACAATCTGCACCCAGGTGGTGAACGGGCTGTACGCTGTCCAGATGTGAAAGGTCACACTGTCAGGTGGCTCAATCTCTTCACCGGATGACGAAAACCAGAGAATGCCATCACGGGTCCAGATCCCGGTCTTTTCGCAGATATAACGGGCATCAGTAAAGTCCAGCTCCTGCTGGCGGATGACGCAGGCATTATGCTCGCAGAGATAAAACACGCTGGAGGGGTCATCCGGCGTCCATTTGAGGCCAAACGGCGTCTCTTTGTCGCCAAATTTAAGATACTGCTCCTCCCCGCAATGCGGGCAGGCAACATGAAAACGCATAAAATGCGGGGATTCACTGGCTGCACGCTCAATCTGACAGGTGCCTCTCACTTTGGGCGTGGAGCCACGGATGGACTTTGGCCAGACCGAGCCTTCAATACGTTTGTCGCCAAGGAACGTCGGAGAGCCTTCCTGTTCAATATCCTCATCAAAGGCAGCAAGTTCATCATAACCCGCCACATCCACTGACTTTTCACGGTAGTTTTTTGCCGCTTTACCGCCCAGGCACCAGAAGCCACGACCATTGGAAAAACGCTTCATAGTGAGCGTGTTATCCCGGTGCTTTTTGCCATACCACGGAGCCAGCGCCAGCAGCGACGGAATATCGCGGATGGTCGGCTCAACGTGGGTTTTCATAAAGTTCTCGGCATCACCATCCGTCGGCAACCAGATAAGGGTGTTGCGCTGCTTATGCTCTATAAAGTAGGCATAAACACCCAGCAGCATTTTGGAATAACCGACACGGGCAGACTTCACCACATTCACCTCACGGATGTAGTCGCTGCCCATCGCATTCATGATGGCCCGCTGAAAGGGCAGTGTTTCCCAGCGCCCTTCCTGGTATGCGGATTCTTTCGGGAGATAGTAATTAGCATCCGCCCATTCAACGGCGGTCTGTGGCTCCGGCCTGAACAGTGAGCGAAGCCCGGCGCGGACAAAATGCCGCAGCCTGTTAACCTGACTGTTCGATATATTCACTCAGCAACCCCGGTATCAGTTCATCCAGCGCGGCTGCTTTGTTCATGGCTTTGATGATATCCCGTTTCAGGAAATCAACATGTCGGTTTTCCAGTTCCGGAAAACGCCGCTGCACCGACAGGGGGATCCCGTCGAGAATACTGGCAATTTCACCTGCGATCCGCGACAGCACGAAAGTACAGAATGCGGTTTCCACCACTTCAGCGGAGTCTCTGGCATTCTTCAGTTCCTGTGCGTCGGCCTGCGCACGCGTAAGTCGATGGCGTTCGTACTCAATAGTTCCTGGCTGGAGATCTGCCTCGCTGGCCTGCCGCAGTTCTTCAACCTCCCGGCGCAGCTTTTCGTTCTCAATTTCAGCATCCCTTTCGGCATACCATTTTATGACGTCGGCAGAGTCATAAAGCACCTCATTACCCTTCCCACCGCCTCGCAGAACGGGCATTCCCTGCTCCTGCCAGTTCTGAATAGTACGGATACTCGCGCCGAAAATGTCAGCCAGCTGCTTTTTGTTGACTTCCATTGTTCATTCCACGGACAAAAACAGAGAAAGGAAACGACAGAGGCCAAAAAGCCCGTTTTCAGCACCTGTCGTTTCCTTTCTTTTCAGAGGGTATTTTAAATAAAAACATTAAGTTATGACGAAGAAGAACGGAAACGCCTTAAACCGGAAATTTTTCATAAATAGCGAAAACCCGCGAGGTCGCCGCCCCGTAACCTGTCGGATCACCGGAAAGGACCCGTAAAGCGATAATGATTATCATCTACATATCACAACGTGCGTGGAGGCCATCAAACCACGTCAAATAATCAATTATGACGCAGGTATCGTATTAATTGATCTGCATCAACCTAACGTAAAAACAACTTCAGACAATACAAATCAGCGACACTGAATACAGGGCAACCTCATGTCAACGAAGAACAGAACCCGCAGAACAACAACCCGCAACATCCGCTTTCCTAACCAAATGATTGAACAAATTAACATCGCTCTTGTTCAAAAAGGGTCCGGGAATTTCTCAGCCTGGGTCATTGAAGCCTGCCGCCGGAGACTGTGCTCAGAAAAAAGAGTTTCGCCTGAAGCAAACAAAGAAAAGAGTGACATTACTGAATTGCTCAGAAAACAGGTCAGACCAGATTGAAGCAATTTAGATAATCGTGCAGACTACGCCCCCTCATATCACATGGAAGGTACTACAATGGCTCAGGTTGCCATTTTTAAACAAATATTCGATAAAGTGCGAAATAATTTAAACTATCACTGGTTTTATTCTGAACTAAAACGTCACAATGTTTCACATTACATTTACTATTTAGCCACAGAGAATATTCATCTTGTTCTTGAAAACGATAATACGGTTTTAATAAAAGGACAGGGTAAGGTTGTAAATGTAAGATTTTCAAAAAATAAATGCCTTATAGAAGCCACCTTAAAAGGATTCAAATCAGGAGAGTTATCATTTTACGAATACAGGAAAAATCTTGCTACAGCAGGGGTTTTCAGATGGATTACAAATATCCACGAAAACAAAAGGTATTACTATACCTTTGATAATTCATTACTCTTTACTGAGAACATTCAGAACACTACACAAATATTTCCGCACTAAATCATAACGTCCGGTTTCTTCCGTGCCAGAACCGGACTCGCTGGCATGATGAAATATGTGTACCCGGTAACCCCGGTGTGCATCGTTTTTGATTATTCCCCCACACTTGTGCAGAAGGAGTTCCCCGTCAGGCTACAGTCATAATTAATGCAAGAGTACAGCGACGATACAGCGCACAGAAATAAATCAGGTATCCATTGACTTCACAAAGACGGTGCATAGCATCGACAGGAGTAATTGCGTAAATTGAACTCTTGGCACACTTTAGCCACCGGCGAATCTTCAGCGGATTATCCTTGGCCGGTTTTTATCTGAGGCATTGCTCTCGAATGTATAGCTGTGCCCCTTCAAGTTGTTTTTGCATTATTATCAGTCGCGCTCTGAGGGTGAAATAATCCCGTTCAGCGGTGTCTGCCAGTCGGGGGGAGGCTGCATTATCCACGCCGGAGGCGGTGGTGGCTTCACGCACTGACTGACAGACTGCTTTGATGTGCAACCGACGACGACCAGCGGCAACATCATCACGCAGAGCATCATTTTCAGCTTTCGCATCAGCTAACTCCTTCGTGTATTTTGCATCGAGCGCAGCAACATCACGCTGACGCATCTGCATGTCAGTAATTGCCGCGTTCGCCAGCTTCAGTTCTCTGACATTTTTGTCGCGCTGGGCTTTGTAGGTAATGGCGTTATCACGGTAATGATTCAGCCACAGACTAAGCGCACCACAGGCCACCAGCAGGGCAATGATGACCACGCACAGTACGCGGTTCATTTCACCACCAGCGTATCTGACCGATGAAATAACCGGAGGCCATAATCACAAACACCAGCCAGATAAGAATGAACTTCCAGGTGGATAATTTTTCAGCCATCACTCGAATCTCCCGAATCAGTTTGCTAAAATCAAACACACTTTCTCCTTTGACTTTTCCGGAGTCAGGAAACACAAAACCCCGCTTGGTGCCAACAAACGGGGTTTTTACTTTTATTCACTTACGTTTCGCCACTTCGCAGGATTTCATGTTATCCGCCCGCGTGGCCATGCCTTATTTTTCAGCAAAATATTCTGCTTATCTGTCGATACCCCAGCACGCCAGCGCGCTCTCCTGGTCACGACGGGATACCTGACCGTAGCAGTTGTTTGAACGAATACGGCAGTCTCTGCCACCGTCCTTAATCCACCAGCGAATCGCCTCACACGCTCCCCTGCGATCACCTGCATTAATTCGTTTGTAAAACGTCGACGGGAAACACTTACCGGGACCAATGTTGTACGGACAGAATGACGCGATCCCCGCTTTCTGGGGTTCGCTCAATGGCACTTTGATGTTTTTCTCCACCCATGCCAGCGCCTTATCACGCTCAATGGCGTTGACCTGGTCGCATTTTTCCTTCGACAGTTTCATACCGGGAAAAACGGGTTTTCCATCCACCATCGTGGCCCCCCGACAGATGGTCCAGTTGCCGGAACCATCGCGGTATGCCGTTGTGTGGTTACCCTCTTTTTCGTCCAGAAACTGGTCAAGTATCTGAGGAGCAGACGCGCCTGCAGCAATCAGCGCCAGAACAGCAGCTGACAGGCCGTATTTGATTTTTACGCTCATGGATATTTATCAGGATGCTACCAATGAAAGATACTGGAAAGCCAACTGCAAAAAGCTAACAACCTGTAATCGAGTTATCAGAACTGTTAATTTTTATGGTATACCGCGCCTCTGAACAGGGGCGCGTTTCTGGCAACAGCTCGTCCCCTTCACATAACCCGGCAGCAACATCCAGGAAGACCTGGCTGCTGCCTCATAAAACTCCAGCGCGGCACCTTCAACACGGTCCAGCGAGATGTCCAGGTCAAAAATTTCACCGTCAAAGCGTTTTTTGTCCCGTAACGCTAAAGTTACCGTAACTTTATTCTCAAAATTGCGGATCCCTTTCACAATCAGTTCATAGTTTTGAGTCATTGAATTACTCTCCCCGTGCAGCCTTACGACGGTCCTCTCTGATTTTGAAATACAGGTTAGTCAGATATGTCAGCAGCCCAAACAGCAGACTCCCCAGCACGCCTATTGCCGCCCACTGAGACGGGGAAACCCTGTCCAGCAACTGCAGGAACCAGTAGCCCGTTCCCACCGCTGACGTAGTGTATGACACACCTGTTGTGATTTTTTCCATCTGGTCCATACCCCGTCTCCCGTTATCCGGAAGCTGACAACAATAAAAAAGCCACCAGTTAACTACTGATGGCTCTGATAACTCATGCAAGCGTCTCAGACGATCCACTGACACTATCGGTGAGTTTAACGATACCTTCCATTTGACTGGCTCACTTTTTATGATGATGCCGGTGCATTTATCTCCAGCACCAGACTTTCTATCTCAACGCCATACGTTGCATTTTTGGTAATATCCGTCAGCGTCAGTGCATTTAGTCCCACTGCCAGACTGTCTTTTATGGCCTGGAATGCCGGGCCAGTACGATGACGTAGTATCACTCCGGCTCAGTTGCACCGCTGACCACCACATCACCTTCTGCTGCAATCGCCTGCATCAGGGTATAAGGGGTTATGGCCACCGGACTACCAAACGGCTGCCAGCCCTCTTTCAGTTTATGTGTCAGCTTTTCCGCAAGATCTGACGGCGGCGCCGCCCTGACAACATCATAGTGTTTAAATGCCATGGTTCTTTCCACCATCTGAAAAATAATTCTTTAAAATGCCTGACATGTAATACAGAAAAAAACACAAAACCATACCTTAAATAAAAACCTGATTATCAAGCAGATATGCATGGATAAACTACAAGACGAGATATAAACCACCCTGTATTTAAATAAACAATAAACAACATCAGAAAAATAATTCTGCTCTATGGTTTAATTCAAAAATATCATTTATACTTTTCAGAACATCACCAGCAAGGCATAAACAAGGAAAGTAAATGAAGTGGATTGTGATTGATACAGTTATCCAGCCATCATGCGGAATATCTTTTTCAGTCATATGGAGTAAAATAAAATTAATAATCTGGTATCAATCGGATGCTTTCTTACCTCCTGAAAGTATATTTACACTGACTCACACAGGCATCATGCTCAATAACAAAGTGCTGCCTGTAACCATTTACAACGTAGTACCATTCAATAAAACATTCTGGAATTTAATCAAAAACAGCCAGGAATGCCCTACAAATACAGATAACGTATTGAATGAATGCTTTAATAACCGTTGCACTCTGCAAATATGTCCTTATGGACTAAAACAACAAAGTCCATAAGGAGTTTACTCACATCTGACAAAATCAATATAAACAGCCCCTCCGGAGAGGGGCTGGAGAGTGGCGCTATGTGCCATTGCATGGTGCCGGGTGCCTCCCGGTGAATTCAGTACCAGCACCTGAATCCGCGATTATCCCATATACCTACTCGCTGATTGCCCCACCGCACAGGGGGATTCACCATGCCAGTTTCTTTTAACAAACTCCCCGCAAACCAGACAACAGTCAACCGCCTGAATTGTGAAGTATTTAAAAATTTCTCCCGCTAACTGATACCCGGCTAACAGTCTGGCGTTTTCTTTTTCAGCAACGGGAAAGCAACAACCACCACACCCGCCACCAGCACACCGTCAGCCAGCACTGACATTATCCGGCTGCTGCAATGCCATTCACAAAAACAGTAAGCAATCACTTTTTACCGTAACAGGTGATAATCCAGATATGTATCTACCCCAGATGAGTAATCCGAAGTTCATCCATACCACAGGTCCTGGCTATTCTGTTGTACTCCTGAACAAGAGCAAATAATTCTGAATTAGCAACCATGAACTCATCGCAAACCCTCTGTATAGCATCACTATTCAGAATAATAACGTCTCTTCCCGAAAGACGATCAGGAGTACAGAACAAAACTGTCAAACGGCTGAAGGCCTTTGCTCGTGCTGCATTGACTATATCAATACGCTGCCTAAGGATGAAACACCCCGACGCCTCATCAATATTCACTCTACCCACACCATATGAATGATAAATATTTAATGCTGAAAAAACCATTAGACCGTATAACAAATATTCAATCAATACTTAACAGAACTTTTATTTTTGACAAACATATAATATTTTCAACAATATCCTGAGCCAGGTATATTTCAGTATAAGGCTCTGCCGGAAGGAATCTGGAAGAATGAATATGGCGCGCTGTACTGGATTCGAACCAGTGACCGATTGCTTAGAAGGCAATTGCTCTGTCCGGCTGAGCTAACAACGCTGAATACCGATAATGGACCGCCATCGGGGACCCGCCCCCCGCACCAACAACCCTGTTATCGTGTCGTCTGCTCTTCCTGATAAGCTAATGGCGGTTTGTGATGGTGGCCCTTGCTGGATTTGAACCAGCGACCTGGCGATTATGAGTCGCTCGCTCTCACCACTGAGCTAAAGGGCCGGGAGCAGAATAATAACGGTCCATAATTAATTCCGCAATAAAAAACCCGCTCGGCGGCGGGTTGTAGAAACTCTTCTAACGTCAGGCATAAAACGCCCATCATTATGACGAATTTACCACAGATTCCGGAAAAATCAACCTTGTTACCTAGTTACCTTTTTTAACTGCCGCTCAGCCCATGCTTCTTCAATATCAAACCGGGTCACCAGCGCATCATAGAATTTCTTAACTGTTTTTTCCCATGACGCGCGTGTTATCTGGTTTGTCACCTCGCATATAGCATTAAATGCCTCCGTTGATGGTAGTCTTTCATAGCCACGACCACCACAACGCTGGCAGTCTCTGATAACAGGCATACCACGTTTTACCGACTCTTCACGATGAATGGCGACACCACGCCCACGGCAATCCTTACAGGCGGTGGAAACCTCACCCTTTCCGCCACACTCCGGACAGGCAACTTTTACCACCTCCCTGACTTTTTTCCATTCTTCCCAGTAAGACGGATACACACCTTTCGTACACTTTGCCCATACCGGCGGCTTACCATCCGGATACTGGACCTTGTTTGTAAAAACTACGCTTTCAATAAATTTTTCCCCATAGCAACAAGGGCACTGCTTTTTACTCGCTGCGCTGCGGGCATAATCCTCAAAAGCGTACGAAGCCATAATGCGCATCACTAACGGTTTTATTTCTGCCGGAAGTTTTCTCAACGCCGCCACACGATCGCACCGACTGAGTGCATAATCTGCCAGTAATTCTGTTGCCCGCGCCCTGTCATTCATACTGATGCCCATTTTCCCCAGGAACGCAGAAAACCCCATCTCAGCCCGATTCTGTGTCATGCCCTGCGCGGCCATCACATCAGTGATACTCAGCGCATCTTTTGACGTTGAGGCCGATACATCGGTCAGGCCAGGGGATTTTGGGGAGTAGTATTTCGGTAAATCTTCCAGTTTCATTTTTTGACCTGCTCTTCATGCATTATGGGGTAAATCTTCACCCCCATACGTCCACCAGATACTGGCTGACCACGAACGATATTGATTTCATCAAACTGCTCATCGTCCATTAACACTCCCGCATGCGTCAGCGCATCCAGCGGTGCTTTCAGGATATTGTCCAGGTCGCGACGACGCTTATCCGGTGGCTCTGCAATCACCTTTATCGCCAGCCTTCCGGACAGGCTTAATTTCAGCCGCTGCTGGCGAACAATAAGCGCCACAGCCCGGCGATAACGCTTTCCCTCCTCCGAGATAAAATATGTGCTGCCACGGCGTCGCCAGTAAGTGTTCACCGTCGGCGGGTAAGGTAAAACCAAATCTATGAGCATCAGTCACCTCTTTTACCCAAGCACGCCAGTTGCAAAGGCGTGATCAAGAAAACGAAAAATTAAATCAACCTGAGAACCATGCTTTTGTTCGAACGCCAGAGGATCCGCATGAAGCTCGTTGTGATGCTCCCGACACAGCGGTAGCGTGAAAATATCGTGAGATTTTGTCCCCATTCCGCCCTGACCATGACCAATCAGGTGATGGGGATCGTCGGCTGGCTTACCACAACACGCACACGGCTGTGTCTTCACCCAGCGTGTGTATTTCTCGTTAACCCAGCGGCGACGTTTAGGTCGTTTCATGAAAGATTCCGGAGACTCAGGATCAACGGCAATGCTGACCACCGTCTTTTCCTGTGGTGGGTTCTGTTGCTGGTGGGCGTGAGGCAGCGGCGCAATATTTTTTGTGCGCTGTTTCAGTATGCTGGTGGCTGTCTGCTCTCCCGGTATGATGTCGCTCTCGCGGTAAAGCGAGCGGATTTTCTCCGCCGGTAATCCCAGTGAGCGGCGTAATACAGCCTCCGGTAGTGCGTCCGCTACCTGATTGCAGACCGCCCACCAGGATAATTCAGCCAGAGATAATTCACGCTCCTGCGTACCGCTTATTGCGTGACCGATGACGTCAATCATCCATGCTGACAGGTTTTGATGAGCAAGTTGCTCGAGTGATTCGGATGTCTGGTCACGCAGCTGGTTGTCGCAGTGCCAGCACAACACCATTGCGCCGGTACCATAACGGTGAATGACGGTTTCGCTGTGATGATAATCGCCGTGTGGCCACTGGCAGGATTTAACATGGCGCAGTAACCAGTCAGACAATGCGCCAGCGCCACCAGCAGCACGAATCACTCGTTCGTCGCTGAAAAATGGCAGTAATGATTTATCCTCCGCCAGCGGCTGGCGAACGGCAGGAACGACCCCGGACGGCAGATTACGCATGCTTTTCGGTTCCGGCTCCACCAGTACCCGGGTATTGTGGAATACCGGCATGGATTCACGGCCCGGCTTAACGATCACCAGCCCGAGTTCCGGTACCAGAACAGGTCGAAGTAATACCCGCACGTTACCTCCAGATGCGTTGCTGGAATGTGCGGGACGGACGCGGTGGGCGTTCAGAGTAAGGAAGCCTGACGGAGATTATCCAGTGACGGTAGTCGAGGCTAAGGGCTTTTTTAACCTCGCATCCGCGCCTGCGGTAACACTGAATGAGCCATTCGGCCTGTTCTTCAGTGCATGGGGGATGCTGGTACCAGTCTGACTTAAATGCGTGAGAATACCGCTCGTGCGTGTGGGCAAGAACGGTCGAATTATCATGTTTGTAATATTTTGCGTTGCGTGCCATCGGTTTTCTCCGGTGGCACGGTGTTACTCAGCGGGAGTTCAGCCCCGCGCAAGATTGTAGATGAGTTTATTCTTCTGAAAAAGCAGAAAAGCCAGCTTTTATTCCGATCTCTTTCAATACCTGTAATGAAGTGACAAACTCACCGTCGCGCAAGATAAATCCGTCCGTCACTCGGGCATCCACAAAATTAATTAACGCAGCCCCATTTTTTTGCAAACACACAATGCGGTAATGACTAACAATATTTCCATTTTCAACGCACACAGCATAGAGGCCATCTTCACAAAAAATTTTACGCAGTTCTTCGATGTTCATCATCAGAATCCTTCCGGATAATTAGCTCTCCCCTTTAAGGGACCATCCCTCTTATCCCTGCGCGCTACTTAAGTATTTTTGATTCTATTCCGGCACCGTCCAGAACTTCAAATGCGTTGAAAATAAAAACAAAAACCCGCCGAAGCGGGTTAAGTGCGGGTGCGTTGAGGATGCCTGACACATCAGAGGTGGCGAGGGATTTCTCCCTCGCCGGGTCTCTTACTCCTCAGGTTCGTAAGCTGTGAAGACAGCGACCTCCGTCTGGCCGGTTCGGAGTCGTACCTCGCAGAGGTCTTTCCTCGTTACCAGTGCCGTCACTATGACGGTTAAACAGATGACGATCAGGGCGATTAACATCGCCTTTTGCTGCTTCATAGCCTGCTTCTCCTTGCCTTTCGGCACGTAAGAGGCTAACCTACATGTGTCTAGCATGAAATTGGCCTCAGATTAATGTTAAGCGTCTTGCAGGACGCGTAATGTTAACTGGGGCTTTTCTCTATCTGCCGTTGGTGTTATGCCCGAGGCAGATAGCCTCAAGCACCCGCAGCCATTCTACTTAACTACCGTTACCTCGCCAATGTGAAATCAGTCAGAAAGGCGATCCATAAGAACAATAGCAAGACAATAAATCGCCATTACAGCCGTAATAGCCAGCGCACATTTGAGAACCAGCACCACAACCTCCTGTATTGGACGTACACCAGTCCTGATGAATATGAGGCTGTCTCGTCAGTGATTCAATACAACTATTGGGTATAGTTTCTCTGATTTTTTCTGTGGAAATGGGGCTCAACCACTAGTCATTTAATACGCAAAGTCCGATACAAGCTAACCTTCTAGTCCGCTTTGAGCGAAAAGCGGACGTTGGAAGTTTAAAACTCGCGAACTACTCAGCGTCCATTGATGCGTATTGTGTAACGTGATTAACCACAGATGATATTGAAACGTTCTCCGGAAATCTTGACCATAATGTCAGACAGTTCGCTGACGGCATGGGCTTCAGATGATCCCAGAGCGTCAGGCTGAACAGCTATTACCGAAGCTCCACTTGCCAGCCCTGCTTTTATACCCGCAGATGCATCCTCAAATACCACGCATTCACCAGGCTCAAGGCCCAAAGCCAAAGCTGCTTTGATGTAACCCTCGGGACTTGGTTTTCCCGTCATTACATCTTCTGCACACACCATTACTATGGGTAAGGGGAGATTAGCCGCTTTCATCCTGTTTTCTGCAAGCATTCTGCCTGCAGAAGTGACAAGTGCCCAGCTATCCGGTGGCAGTTTTGATAAGAGTGCAGCGGCCCCTTTTACTTCAGTAACGCCTTCTGTCATGTTGATTTCAACCTCTTCGAGTGAGGCCGCGATTTTATTGGTTTTCTCACCTGCACCAATAAAATGCGTCAGTGTATCAATCGTTTGCCGCCCGTGTGCGTAAGCAATCACAGCCTGAGTATCAAGACCGTATTCTGCACAAAAATCTCTCCAGACGCTTTCCACTACGGCTGTTGAATCAACCAGCGTACCGTCCATATCGAATAAAAAACCCTTAGCGTTGAATATCATTGCCATTCCTTAATGGTTGCAGAAGAAAGTTAATCAAACCATGTTTTTTCATCACCTTTCGCTACTCTCAGGCTGACAGCAATCTGCTCAGGCACAATTCTTGAAAGCGACAATTCAGGCAGGTCGTTGACATCAAAAAAATCAGCATCGAGTGACTCATGGCTGATTGACAGGCTGCCACCTACTTCTTCACAGAGAAAAATCAGCTTGTAAACATGCCAGGGTAAAGGCGGATGGCCGTGAAGATTACGATCCCAAACTCCCAATAGTTTAGTCACTCTGACTTTTAATCCGGTTTCTTCTTCGACTTCTCGACGCACAGCTTCAGAAGGTGTATCTCCAACATCTGCCCATCCGCCAGGAAGACTCCATAATCCATCTGCAGCCTCTTTCACCATCAGAATACGATTATTACGCAGGATAAACGCACGCACATCTGTTTTGGGCGTCGCGTAACCCGTTTCCGATACATGAAACAAATCATTGCGGCTAATATCAAACTGCGAACTCAGCAGTCCAGCGGCAATTTCACGCAAGGCTTCATAGCGTTCCTTGTCAAAGACGTCTTTTGAATAGGTCAGGCCTGACTGCGCGAGGGCCTTTAGTCTCTGGGCAACAAAAATAAGCTTTTCTTGGGTCAACACTTCAGACATGTTTTTCATCTTCATTTATGTATTCAGAGTTCCTGTTAAGGATACTGCTCAATTCAATGAAGAATAACAAATGCATCTGGCACCTGCTATGTCCGCTTCTGGCACAAAGCGGACAACCACGCCAGATCTACCCTGTGCCATGAAAAATGAGAATGTCAATTCACTCCTGAACTAATGCTTTTTAATCTAGTAACGTCTAAAATACCTAACATTATCCCTGATAAAATGCCAGTATGCGCTGCATAACTTCACTCATCCGGCACTCGCGACAGATTATGTTTAGGCGACTGTCGTAGCGACGTATTTCTCCATCAGGTAACGACCAGATAAGGTCCGGATCAACCACAGCTGTTTTCTTCACCTTTGCCCTCGATAGTTTTTTGCGGGCGTTTTGCCAGTCCTTACGCGCCTGTTCAGACGGGAATAACCCGTAGCCGGAGTTGTATACATCGCCACTGGCTACCAGCTCTCTGGCAAGAACGCTCATCAGATATCTAGTCGCACCTGTTTTAGCTTCCAGTTGCCGTAACGTCTCACGACCGCTCTGGCGCACGAGTTCCACCACCTGCCCTTTAATTTTTTCCCGCTCTTCTTGTGTAAAAACTTTTGCCACAAGTCCCCCTTAAAATTACCTCATGACCTGAAATCAAAACTTATCCTCTGAAACCAGGCGGAATTTCTGTATCCGGTTCAGAAATATGATTCACACAACGCTGTACAGGTGAACGTCCCAGGCGGATGACCAGTTCGTCCCATTTTTCGCGGAGTTTTGACGGGCTCATGATGTTTTTTACCCAGAATGGATCCCGCTGTACCCGACCAAACATTTCGCAAATTTGTCTGTGGCTTCTGCCATCCAGCATCCGCATTGTGCGCACGTCATTGGCCCAGGCTGTCCAGTTAGGCTCTTTTGGTCGCATGATCTCTCCATCGTCGCTGGCAGCCTGTTCGTAAAGGTTCACGATCCGCCCCCAAATCCACTGCGCACACGCCAAATCCTCCCTGCTACCCCACTGGCGTTTTTTCACACTAAACACAACCGCGTCGGGGTTCCGGGTTAAAAAATCCTGTTCAGTCGTCTGCGGGTCCGGTTGCGAAGCTTCCGGACGAAAAGTGTTTTTATTCTCTGTAGTAATCTCTGTTGTATTCTCTGTAAGATCATCAGGCCATTTTGACCCGATGACATTGGGTCGTTTTGAACCAATGGAGCGTTTCATTTTGACCTCTTCCATCGTGTCATTTTGACCTGATGGAGCGGCGCATTTTGAACCGATGGATTCGTTCAATTTGCCACCATCTAAAAGCTCGCTCCCATAGTTGATCGTGTAGAAATTGGTCATATCGCGCTTTGATTTATTGAGCTTTTCACAACGCAAAAGCCCCTGCGTTTTCAGACTTGCAAACGCGCGTTTTAACGTTGACTCTGACCAGAATGGGAACTGTTCCAGCCATTGTTCCGTTGTGTTATAAATCCAGCGAACACCATCACATTCCATACCGGAGTTGGTATCTCTCAACCAGTAGTGCAGTTGTTGCAAAACAATGGCTTCGTTTAAGCCGATTTTCATTGCCAGCTGCGTGTTTATAACCAGTGGGCGTTCAGCAAAAAGAAGACTCATAATTCCATCCAGCTTTTTGTTGGTATTGCTGTCGATACGCAAGCTTGAAAGCAATTGCTTTTTCTATAAGTTCGTCAGTTTCACGATCTACAACGGCAGGATCTGCAAAAAGCAGTCCAGATTCCACCACATCGCCATATTCTTTATTTAACCCGGCGATCATGTACGTAATACTTTTTTCACGATACAACCTGAAATCACTAATCCGGATAGCCTCCATAATTGCAGGCACTAGCGCTGTGAACTTTTCACGCTTATCCCTGGTGTCGATAGCCTTCCAGCGTTCGAATATCTTCACTCGATTAACGCTAAGCGCTCGCTGATCAACCGCGCCACCTTCATATGTGACACGCTGAACATCGATGTTCGGGCGCTCTTTCAAAGCCCAGAATGCTTCAGTGATTAATATCGTCGCCTGCTCCTGTGTCATTCCTGGTCGACATATCCAGGCATCCAGAGCCTCACGAGCCTGTTCAGGAGTGATTTTCATTGTTCAACCGCCCCGTCCGCTTCGTCTTACGATATTCGTCATAAACTTTGGGATCATACTGAAGCTCCCCGCCAGATGCCTCCTGTAGACGCATCGCGCGACCTTCAGGAACCAGTATCCCCCAGGCAGCAACACTTGCCAGTCTCACTCCTGCGGCATTGGCAAGCTTTGTTTTGCTGCCAAAAAAAGTAATTGCGTCAACTTTAAGCATCAAAGCCCCCTCTTGTTAGACTTTTCTAACATTATTGTGCGCGGGATACCTAAGTCAAGAAAAATTAGAATTACCTAACTATGGATACAAGAACCCTAGGCCAGCGAGTTCTGGCGCGACGAAAAGAATTACGCTTAACACAACGAGAAGCTGCGCGCCTCGCTGGAGTTGCTCACGTCACAATTTCACAATGGGAAAGAGACGAAACCCAGCCAGTCGGAAAACGATTGTTTGCTTTAGCGGATGCTCTGAAGTGCTCACCTACATGGCTAATGTTTGGTGATGAAGACAAGGCACCAGTGCCTGCACAAGAACTTCATGTGGAAACAGAGCTAACTCCCAACCACAAAGAATTGATCGAATTATTCGATGCTCTTCCATCTTCCGAGCAGGAAGCCTTGCTGTCTGAAATGCGCGCAAGAGTAGAAAACTTCAACAAACTCTTCGAAGAAATGCTTAAAGCGCGTAAAAATAAATCAATAAAATAACATTCTTTTCAAGTGATTAGTTGCGCCCACTCTTTTTGTTAGACCAACCTAACAAAAAACACTTGCCTCTCATGTTAGGTTATTCTAAATTACTTTCCATCAAGACACCGCACGGTGTTCTCAGCAAACAGTTCCGCTACCCCGGCGTTAAGGGGAAATGAGGTCAGCATGGATACTATCGATCTTGGCAACAACGAATCTCTGGTATGAGGCGTGTTTCCCAACCAAGACGGCACGTTCACCGCGATGACGTATACCAAAAGCAAAACGTTTAAAACCGAAGCTGGCGCGCATCGCTGGCTGGAAAGAAATTCAGGTGAGTGATATGGATTTCGACGCAATCATGGAAAAGGCTTACGAAGAATACTTCGAAGGCCTTGCCGAAGGCGAAGAAGCTCTCAGCTTCAGCGAATTTAAACAGGCGCTTTCCAGTTCGGCAAAAGCTAACAACTGAGAGGTTTATGATGGAATTGAGAGTTTGTTTCAAACTCTCAATAAACCAGAGGCAGGTAAGGAGCGTTAAATTATTGCTTGAAAGCAATAAGATCACTCAATCTCACCGCTATAGGCATTCCATCTGAGCATGAGGGTACGCCAGAAAATATCGTTTATGTGCAAAACACAGTATGGATTTTCGTCGGGAAGGAGTTGCCCTTCCATGGGGAGCAAAATATTAGCAGATACCAGTTTTTTATATCAGAATCATTGCGTACAGCATGGATCACAGGATAGTTCCTCGATAATGCCGTAATAAGAATTTTTTTCTGACCCGCAGTCAAGGAATCGATAACTGCATTGATATGACTGATTGTTTTTTGTTCTCTTGTATTGTTCCGGTGACTTCGCCAGACCTTACGAAGAAATAAAGCTAAACGTTGGAGATTTATAGCCAGCACAAAAGAAAAGGCAAAAACGAATACCGGGTAAATATAAGGAATGCTGATTTTGTCTTGAACATACTCCGGTACAGAATCAGGCATAAAGAGCAATATCAAAACAAAGATAATAAGCATATACATAAGGCGCTCTAAGGGTTCGTTACTGAATAACTTGCTCAACAAGCCGAATACATCAGGCATATTAATAACTCTCTACTGTAAGGGTATTAAAATGCTATCACAGACTCTCGCTGTAGGGGTATAGCCGAGACCACCGAGCCTGAAGTGGTAAAAAGACAGGCACACAACACGAAAGCGCACGGCGAGGCTGTTAGTTCATAAATGGTCTGTCGTTAAATTTTCGTCGACCGTGCGCTTCCGGTTGTGGCAATCCGCGAAATGGCGCGGCGGTAAGTATGGCGGGGTTATTCCTTCCCCGTTGAGGACACCGGGTTGTCAGGTTGACCATACGCTTAAGTGACAACCCCGCTGCAGCGCCCTCTGTTATCAATTTTCTGGTGACGTTTGGCGGTATCAGTTTTACTCCGTGACTGCTCTGCCGCCCTTTTTAAAGTGAATTTTGTGATGCGGTGAATGCGGCTGAGCGCACGCGGAACAGTTAAAACCGAAAACTGTGTTATGGGTGGATTCTCTGTATCCGGCGTTAATTGTTAACTGGTTAACGTCACCTGGAGGCACCAGGCACCGCATCAACAAAGTTCATTTGTAAAAATGGAGATAATTATGATTGCTCATCACTTCGGAACTGATGAGATTCCTCGTCAGTGCGTGACTCCCGGTGATTATGTTATTCATAAAGGAAGAACATATATTGCTTCGGTAAACAACATTAAAAAACAACGGCTCTATATTCGTGATTTTTCCACACAACACTGTATTAAGGAAACCATGATTAAAGTCTTCCTTGGTCGTGATGGTTTACCTGTAAAAGCAGAGTCATGGTGAGCAGTAATAAAATAACTGCCACAATACGACATTCAGCTTAATGAATACATCAGATTTGATTCTTATATGCCAGCAATGGCAGGGATTTGTTCACCCTTAAATCTGTAATGAGGTTAAAACAAAATGAGTAAAGTCTTTATTTGCGCCGCCATTCCTGACGAACAGGCAATTAAGGAAGAAGGTGCAGTTGCTGTAGCCACTGCCATCGAAGCTGGTGACGAACGCCGCGCCCGAGCCAAATTTACCTGGCAATTCCTGGAGCAATATCCGGCTGCTCAGGACTGTGCTTATAAATTTCTTGTCTGCGAGGATAAACCCGGCATGGCCCGCCCTGCCCTTGATTCCTGGGATACCGAATATATGCAGGAAAACCGCTGGGATGAGGGATCGTCTTCCTTTGTCCCGGTCGAACCAGAGCCGAATACAGAAATTGTTAACTTTAATCAGTTATCCGACGACAAACAGGCCGCTGTTCTCGTTAAGTTTGGCGCACATGAAAACGTCACCGTGGATATGGTCATCAACGCAAGCGGGCTTCTTGGCGATGACGACATGATGACCTTTGACGGACACCTCGCAGAGGCAATTATCCGGACTAAAGAAATTAACGCCATGTATCCGGAACGTCAGATTGAATACATCAACGATGCCAGACGTGATTTAAAACCAACCGCCAAATGGCCCGACGTTCAGGCATATTTTCTCGACCGTAAAAAACGCATGGAAAAGGAGCGCAAAGAAGGTGGTGCATATGCTTCTGTTGTTGATCTTGCCCGTGCCAGCGTCAACCGGCAGAACACTGAAAACTCAGTAGCAAAAATCAACCCTGTCACTACTGCCATTCGTCGCGAATACAAGCAGACATGGAAAACACTGGATGATGAACTGGCCTATGCTCTGTGGCCTGGGGACATTGATGCCGGAAACATTGACGGCAGCATCCATCGCTGGGCAAAAAATGAAGTTATCGACAACGACCGCGAAGACTGGAAGCGTATCTCGGCATCAATGCGCAAACAGCCTGATGCCCTTCGCTACGACCGCCAGACTATTTTTGGCCTTGTCCGTGAACGTCCGATCGACATTCACAAAGACCCTGTGGCACTGAACAAATACATTACTGAATACCTGACTACAAAGGGCGTGTTTGAAGATGAAGGAACAAATCAGAGCGCAACTGATACTCTCTCGTCGCCAGTACCAGAAACTGATGCAGTGGAAACGGCAATTCCGGACAACGAAAAAACCGAATGCAAAGTGGAAATCGAACCATCTGTAGAGCGTGAGGGGCCGTTCTACTTCCTCTTCACCGACAAGGATGGCGAAAAATACGGTCGCGCAAACAAACTTTCTGGTCTGGATAAGGCACTGGCTGCCGGGGCTACTGAAATCACGAAAGAAGAATATTTCGCCCGCAAAAACGGTACATACTCAGGTTCACAACAAAATACTGGTGCATCTGACACGACCGCACAACCAGAGCCGGTAAAAGTTACCGCTGACGAAGTAAACAAAATTATGCAGGCAGCCAATATCAGCCAGCCTGACGCCAATCAGCTGCTTGCAGTATCACGTGGTGAATTTGTTGCAGGGATTAGCGACCCGAACGATCCGAAATGGGTGAAGGGGATTGAAACCCGCGATTCTGTGAACCAGAACCAGCAAGAAACGGAACAGAACGACCAGAAAGCGGAACAAAACAGCCCAAATGCGTTACAAAACGAGCCAGAAACGAAACAACCTGAGCCAGTAGCGCAACAGGAAGCGGAAAAAGTCTGCACCGCCTGTGGTCAGACCGGCGGCGGCAACTGCCCTGATTGTGGTGCGGTGATGGGCGACGCAACATACCAGGAAACATTCGATGAAGAGAATCAGGCTGAAGTTCAGGAAAATGATCCGGAGGAAATGGAAGGCGCTGAACATCCACACAAGGAGAATGCTGGCAGCGCTCAGGACCACGCCAGCGATAATGAAACTGGCGAGACGGCAGATTCCTTAATTGCGGTGAACGGTCATCACGTTATCACATCCACCAGCAGAGTGTGGCACCATCTGATGATCGACCTTGAAACGATGGGAACAAATCCTGATGCGCCAATCAACTCTATTGGCGGTAAATTCTTTGATCCCGAAACCGGAGAGATGGGGCCGGAATTTAGCAAGACCATCGATCTGGATACTGCTGGCGGAGTCATTGATCGTGACGTCATTAAATGGTGGCTTAAGCAATCACGCGAGGCGCAATCTGCCATTCTGACCGATGAAATCCCGTTAGATGATGCACTACTGCAATTGCGGGAATTTATCGACGAAAACTCCGGTGAATTTTTTGTTCAGGTCTGGGGAAATGGAGCCAACTTCGACAACGTGATTTTACGCCGTTCATACGAACGGCAGGGGATCCCCTGCCCGTGGCGTTATTGCAACGATCGCGATGTGCGCACAATCGTTGAGCTGGGAAAAACCCTGAACTTCGATGCCAGAACGGATATTCCATTCGACGGTGAGCGCCACAATGCACTTGATGACGCCCGTTACCAGGCAAAATACGTTTCAGCTATCTGGCAAAAACTGATCCCGAGTCAGGCTGATTTTTAATGTTCAACCATCGCCGGTTGTAACTGGTATTCTGCAACCGGCGCTCATCTGAAGTAAGAGATAAAAGCAATGAGCGAAGTAGTCATGATTGTCTCTCCCGGTAAATGGGTATCCGAAGAACAGCTAATTGCACTGAAAGGAATAAAAAAGGGAACGCTAAAAAAAGCCAGGGAAAAATCGTTTATGGAAGGAAGAGAGTATAAGCATGTCGCCCATGACTGTATGCCATGGGATAACAGCCCATGCTTTTACAACCTGGAAGAAATTGACCGCTGGATTGAGCGCCAGGCATTAGCAAGACCAAGACGCCATCTTACTTGACTAAAAGCCACACTAACCAATGAGAGAAGCTGAAATGAAATATCCGACAGGCGTGGAAAACCATGGAGGAAAATTGCGTATCTGGTTTGTTTATAAAGGTGTAAGAGTCAGAGAAAATCTGGGGGTTCCTGACACGGCAAAAAACAGGCGCATTGCAGGTGAGCTGCGCGCCTCTGTTTGTTACGCAATAAAAACTGGTGTTTTCGACTATGCAAAACAGTTTCCCTCCTCACACAATCTGGAAAAATTTGGTGAGGCCCGACAAGATTTAACCATAAAGGAACTGGCTGAAAAATTTCTGGCACTGAAAGAAACGGAAGTCGCAAAAACGTCACTCAACACGTACCGTGCCGTCATCAAAAATATTCTGAGCATAATCGGTGAAAAAAATCTTGCATCGTCGATTAATAAAGAAAAATTGCTGGCGGTACGTAAAGAGTTACTTACTGGATACCAGATCCCCAAAAGTAATTATATTGTTACGCAACCGGGGAGATCGGCTGTCACCGTAAATAATTACATGACAAATCTTTACGCCGTGTTCCAGTTTGGTGTTGATAACGGTTACCTGGCAGATAATCCGTTTAAGGGGATCTCGCCATTAAAGGAATCAAGAACCATTCCTGATCCTCTTTCACGGGAGGAATTTATCCGTCTTATCGACGCCTGCAGGAATCAGCAGGCCAAAAATTTATGGTGCGTTTCTGTTTATACAGGCATTCGCCCTGGTGAGCTGTGCGCGCTTGGCTGGGAGGACATAGATCTGAAAAATGGAACAATGATGATCAGAAGAAATTTAGCAAAAGATCGTTTTACGGTACCGAAAACACAGGCTGGTACCAATCGGGTAATTCACCTTATCAAGCCTGCAATCGACGCTCTCAGGAATCAGATGACACTAACGAGGCTGAGCAAAGAGCATATTATTGACGTTCACCTCAGAGAGTTTGGCAGAACAGAAAAACAAAAATGCACCTTTGTTTTTCAACCTGAAGTGTCAGCGAGAGTAAAAAATTATGGTGACCATTTTACCGTTGACTCAATAAGGCAGATGTGGGACGCAGCGATAAAGCGCGCTGGCCTCCGCCACCGCAAATCATATCAGTCGAGACATACTTATGCCTGCTGGTCGCTGACAGCCGGTGCCAACCCGGCATTCATAGCAAACCAGATGGGACATGCAGATGCGCAAATGGTGTTTCAGGTATACGGGAAATGGATGTCTGAAAACAATAATGCACAGGTAGCCCTGTTAAATACACAGCTAAGCGAGTTTGCCCCAACCATGCCCCAAAACAAGGCGACGCAAAATTAA